GACCACATCCGGGGTGAATTGTATCAGTTTTACTTTGTTTCTGATTTCATAGCCAGCACTGCCGACTCGATGAGGATATTAAGCTGCTCATCCGTGATCTTGATGTCTCTGGCATTCAGCCAGTCCGTCACAGCCTTCAGGACAAACTTTTTCTTCGTGGTTCCTGTTTTCGGGTCGTTGTAAATCTGTTCCGCAGCATAAACGCAGGAATTTATAAACCCGGTGATATTCTCATCAATATGGTTCTGCACCACAGTCTTTAATGCCGGTACGATGTAATACGCCACCACAAGCCCTGTGATGGTCGCTACAAGCCTTGCTACATCAAATATGATCTCATTCATCTTTTCCACCTCCGATCACGCACAAGATCGTCAAGAGCAGGATCTGCGCGACAACTATCATTTCAGCCACTATCGTCTCACCGTCCTTTTACCCTTGCAGGAACCTGTCTCGGCTCGTTGGTAAGAGCGTTACGCAACAGCAGATAGCCGCCCGTCAGCTTCTCCCTGCGCCAGTTATCCGGGTCAAGCCCCCACGAATGAACAATCTTCCTCTCGTTATGTGTCAGTTTCTTTGGATTTTTCATTGAAATGCCCTCTTTGATACATATGTTCGGGTATTGTCAGAAATGAGATATTGTGATATTTTAATAAAAAGAGTGCTACCCGACAATGACGGTTAGCCCAAGTTAGTTATACAGCAATGAAAATAGCCGCAAACTTCCCGGTCTGGCGGCTATTTTCTATTGCATCCCAACATGTATCCTAAACTGAACACCGTAACCGTATAACCGACTACTGCGATGAATTCAAGCACAGTCATAATGCATCGCCCTCCTTTCTTTCGTCTGGAGGGCTTTTAGACCCTCCGAAAAGGGCTAACCGCCACCGTCATAAGGTAGCACTCCGCTACCTAAGATATCAAATATTTTCTTCTCCGTCAATCTTCCCGACATTTATGTCGGGATCATCCCGTCCCTTTTGAAATTTTCTTCGCTACCATTATCACAGCCATAAAGCCGCCCTCGGAACCGATGCAGGCAAAAAACGACTGTATCAGGCTGTCCGGCACACTCTGAAAAATGCAGAACACTGCTATCATGGTTATGGTAAAGATGAGGATAGCGATGCCCAGTATTATAAGGATAATATCCATTGTGCCGCTCTGTTTGCGTTTTTCAAGCTCTTTCATCGTGATACCTCGTAATCCTTGTATCTATTCTTTCTATCCGCTCTGTAAGTTGTCTGGCTATCTCCTCAAGCCGTGTGATGCGGTCTCCGAAAGAATTATGCCGCCGCACCTCCTCCGTCAGCTGCTCAATCTTCTGATCGGTGACGGCCTGAGCCGTGACAAGCTGCGATTCGATCTTTTTGTTACTGGCTATATTGGTGATCACCACTCCCAATATTGAGCAACCGCCCGTGATAAGGGCTACTGTTATAGCTGCATCCATCTGTTTACCTCCTGTCTATATCTGCCTTTAATCTCGCCGCCTCGTTTATTCTGTCCACGACCGGAATATGCTCCATTTCCTCCGTTGTGATATGCTGCGCCAGTATAAGGAAGAGATCATCTATGACCGTGCTCTGTAATCTGATGATGGTATTAAGAGTTTCAACTACTTCAACGTCACTCATAAGCCTCTCCGGTTATCTCCTCATATTCCTCAGCCGTGATCTTGCCCTTGCCTACCATATTGTAGACGCGCTCTTTTGACCAGAGCCCCTGGTCATAATATCTCTTGATCTTTTCATAATCCTTGCTGTGTTCCATATCACACCTCCAATTCTACGTCCGTCATGAACGCGATATAATCAATATCTGCCCTCGCCTGCCGACGTGCCAGCTCATCTGCGGGGATCTGCCTGATAATGAACCAGTATTCATCACCATACTGCTGAACCTGCACCAGCTCACAATGCTCCATAGTCTGCGTCCCCATCGGGCCGGTAATCGTCACCTCTTCCAGCTTGCCCTCGAAATCCTCCTCGGTAAGAGGTTCGTCCGAAATGTAGTTGTTGCCGTTCAGCCTGAGGTTATCTATCTCAGTGCCATCCGACAGGGTTACTTTGTAAGTCATGTTTTCTTCCATCTTGGCTCCTTTCCAAATAGCTGTTTATACAGAGTTTTCATGTTACTTATCTGCTTCTTTGACATATACTTTGTGTATGCGCCCATCCAAGATTTATACGCCTGTTCTATGGCGTTCTCCGTGATCTCACCCTTGGCCAGCAGACGCTTGTAGGCTTTGAGCCTCCGGCGCTGCCTGGTGAGATTCTTCGGATTGATCCGGCGCACCACCTTTCCTGTGTCCGTCATAAAATACCTGACCTGAAGATATTTGAATGTATGCGACATCCTGACTATCCTTGTCTTCCTGTCATTCACGAAAAGTCCCAGCTTCCTGGCCGCTTCCTTTATGCCCTCTATAACCGACCGCAGGTGTGACAGGTCGTTATCGATGATATAGATATCATCCATATACCTGCCGTACCACTTGCAGCCTCTCACGATCTTCGCATAGTTGTCTATGGGAGTCGGGTAGTAGATCCCGATATTCTGAGATATCTGGTCTCCTATCTCCACCGATTTGGCCATGAACTTTTCGCCGGTCCGCATCTCGGGAGTGATAGTCTCGTGGTACTTCACGGAATTAAAGATGGTATCCATGCACGAGGCATATTCCTCATCGCTCATGTATGATACATCTACCCTGAAGGAATCCAATATCTCGCCAAGCAACCATGCTGAAAAGCTGTCTATCTTCGGGCATATGCTTTTATTCACGCCCTCGTGGGGTATGTTGTCGTAGAACTTCGATAGATCCACGAAACCCACATAGCCTTCATTCGTGCCGTGTTTCAAGTAATAGTTGTGGAGATCCCGTTCAAACATCTCCCTGGCAAAGCTCAGGCCTTTACCGACCTGGCTCGCACCGTTGTTGTATATAAGATACTTGTCAAGCGCCGGAGTCAGGATCCTGTCGCAGAGGACGTGGCGCACCACCCTGTCCCTCATACATCTGCCGTGTACATATCTTATCTTTCCTCTTTCGTTCAGAACGAACTCAGAGCCTTGTGATACCTTGTAAGTCCTGCTTTCAAGCTCATGCTTCAGTTTCACAAGCTCTGACAGGAAATCTATCTCAAATCTTTGTGGTTCCTCCTTCCACGCACTCCCTTTCATTGAAGCACGGAAGGCGTCATAAAGGTTATTCAGATCAGTTACAGTTTCCATGTTCCATATATTCCCCTTGCGGGGTTAAGCCTCGGATAGCGGTTCAGACGTATCTGACCGCATAAGGCAAACCGATATAAGCGGCTCCGCATATAATGTGCTGTTATTTAGCTCACGCAAGGACAGTCTTTCCTTTCGCTGTGGCACTTGCCTTTTCAAACAGGTCTTATCTGTGCCATCGAAATCGGGGCGGACGCCAACCCACGGGTTCGAAGCGTTGTTGTTGTTCGCATTGCCCTCGTTGTTCACATTCGCGAAGTTCGAGGCGGACGTCACCGACCGAAGCCACCAGTTCGCACGGTTGTAAAGGCTGCCCTATTCCTTATCCTTCTTCTTTTTCACAGGCCTTGGTTTCAAAAGCCTGTTATCGCTTTGCCTTACTCCTTTGTAGAGTGATATCTGCTTATCTATCGCCTCTGCAAATCGTTCAAACTTGTTCATATCCACAGGCAGTACCATTATCACGTACTGTAATTCCTGTTTCAGGGCATAGCATCCGGCGATGGCCTCGTTCACGTGTCTTCTTCTCTGACAGAACTCCGCAATCTTTGCCGGTGTCTCGCCCGGATATATGGAATTTCCCATGGTGAACTCACACTGTATGTTTCTTAATATTTCAAGGATCGCATCACACTCTTTGTCAATAAACCATCTGTGGAAGGCCTCGCATTTTCTCCGGTATCTTTCCACGATCTCCTCCGTGTCACCGCTGTTTGAATGACTCTGTCTGTAGCGTTCGATCATGTCGTTGTACTTTTCTACAGAAAAGCCAAAGTCCAGCAGCATGAGCTCCGTGATCTCGCTCCTCAGCCTGAGATAATGGTGCTGAGCCTCAAAGCGTGACTGCTTCCTTCTTCCTACGGGTACACTCATTCTTTGCTCCTATATATCCCCACCCACGAGGGGTGGGGATTAAAGATGTCGCTACGCTGAGATGGCGAAAGCGGGGCGGACGCCAACCCTCGGGTCCGAAGCGTAGTCGGCGCTCGCACCGCCCCCGATGTCCACACGCGCGAAGTCCGAGGCGGACGTCACCGACCGAAGCCACCAGGTCGCACGGTTCGTGATGTGCTCAGGCTTAAAGAAGAACAGCGGAAGCTGTGTCATTTCCGAAGCTACCTCATATCCGTTTGCCGCCCATGCCTGCGTACCGTAGACCATGGTCTCACTCATGCACTCCACTGTGCAGTCCTCCCATCCCCAACCGATGGCCTTGCCATCTGTGACAGCGTTGGTTATCAGCTCCTTATGGGTCAGGATATGACCTGCGCCGAATGCATTGTTGATCTTGGTCGTACACTGCGATTTGGCGCTGTTGGTCGTGCCGTCCTTGTTTGTACCGGAATAATACCCGCTGCCCTTATATCCACCCGATGTATCGTCCGAGGTCTGCATATAATGAGTGCTTCCATCTGCAGCTAAAAGATTGCTGTCGGGCACTATAACAAGATGATGGCGCGTCGTGATGTCTGCATCCGGACCCCTGTTGAGGTGATAATCAAATGCAGCTATCCTCCACTTAACACTGTCGATCTCCCAGTAGTCCCCGATGAACATATCATCGAATGACCCGCTTTTGATCGCCTGCCACTGTTCCTCCGTGACGCTGGTGCCGAGGCATATGCCGCGGTACCTGCTGTTGTGCAGACCGGCATTGGCGCGCTCTGACATCTGCTCTACAGCTTCAGCGATGCGCTGTCCAGTGACTTCGGTCAGCAAAAATCTGCTTGAATTCATCATTCTCCTCCTTGTTTAATTTATTTGTATAGTCTGGGTTATGAACCCGTTTACTACCGATAATCCCAGTTCATTGAATGCTGTCACTGAGGTCTTTATGTTCTCACCCTCTACGATTAAGTCGCCTTCAACACAAAGTCCATCATCAACATAAAGAAAGCCATTTTTAACATGGGTATCACCATCCAACACAAGTTCTTCATTGTTGCCGTCCTGATATATGCTGGATGAACTGTGGTCATCTTCCGAACTATAACCATGGAATATGACCTTCCCACTGATCCCGCTGCTCTGTGATCCTTCCTGAAGGATTTCCAGAAGAGTATCATCATCCGCGAAATCCTTTAAAATCAGATGATCATATATATCTATATGAGTAGGTCTAACATAGATTCCCTGCGCAGGCTCTCCGGATCTCCATACATCCAGATCTGCATAGCCGTTTGTCGGATTCAGGAACAAGCGGCTTTCATGCTGTGCTCCTGACCCATAACCAACATAAGCAAAAAGCCCGTTTGGGGTAAGTTCGGTTAACGAAGTCGTATAGGAATCGTTGATAAACCTGAGCTTGCATGTCTGAAGGAACTGCATAAAATCCAATACGCCCCGGATCTGTCCGCCGTTGTTATCTACATTGGAAAGACTCATATTCCGAAAATTCCGGTCGAGAGCTTCAATAGCATCGTTAAGCTTTTGGAGATTTGCCGCCGACAACGGAGTGTCTAAAGCAGTCTCCTTGTTATGCCAGGTGAAATTATTGAACACAGGATTATAAGGTGTGCTCATCGGTCCATCCTCCTTTCTAATCTAATCTCTGTGCAAAGCTGTCTGTGAGAGCCTGCACGCCTTTTAAGGTTCTATTGAAAATAATTGTCATCTCTGTATCGCTGATGAATAAGGTATCACCGCACTCCGCCCAGGGAGCGCCGACATACTCATAATCGCCGGACACGATGTTTATATCGCAGATCGCGTCCCATACATTGGCGTAAATGATATCCTTTATCTCGTTCGACAGGATGAAGTTTCGCGTGATGCAGTTTGAGATATCATATATCTGTGCGTTATCCCGCTGTTCTTCTTGCACCGGTGCAAGCCATCCGTCTACGGTTTCGAGTCTCATACCCTTCCAGATCAGCGGCTTATCGAGCTTATACAGAGTCCTCTTTTTTATCTTCCCGTTAGTGGCATCATAATCGACCACCTGACCATGGTATGGATCCTGTTTGTAAACGAGCTGTGTTCTGATCTCCGCAGGATACAGATTCTCTGACGGGTACAGTGTTGTCTCCGGCCAGATCAGATGCACTATGGTCAGGAACTTCAGCTGACCGTATCTGTCTACAGTGAAGAATGCACCGTGAAGCTCTGCATATGCGGTTATCAGGTCTCTGACCTTAAAGGTCACATTCGAAGATGCTACAAACTGAAGGTTTGCGAATTCATCATGATACTGCCTTTCGATAATTCTTTTCAGTTCCATGTGCAACGGCAAGTATGTATATCCGGTCTGCGGATCCGGTTCGTCTGTAAGCTCTATGATCTTATTCCGTGAATAGAAGGAATTAAGATGAGGGATATAAAATCCCGACAAGAGTTCCAAACCACTGAGCAGGTCATACGCCCAGCCCTCATTATGGTTGCTCGTGCTGATGAGCATTGCCCAGTCTCCGCCTATCTGGATAAATACGCCGTCCATCGGCTGTCCGTTATTATGCGCATTGTAATACCACTGTGTATATCTGCTTACAAACCCCGACCCGCTGGCGAGAGTATTGTATGCGTAATACCATTTCATGTGGTCCTCGAACTGTAGATAGGTTTCGTAATCCGATGTTGCCCACCATTCCGCCGCATCCGGATCTCCGTCATAACTTTTCAGGAGTCCATGCCGGTAAAGGTTATCATACATGTTTTTGCGCATTGCTTCCCATAGGTCTACGAGCTTCAGATATGCGGTGATGCCATACCGCGAGTCACCGCCATCTGTGCGCATCGTGTATATCCTGCCGCTGGTAGTGAGGTGCTGTCCCTTTGCTTCGAGTGAACGCCCTGCGCTATGGAATGCGCTGAAAGAATATGTGCGGGCATAATCACCCGGGAAATAGATCAGTGTCACCCGGTCATTCAAAATGCCGTGGACTCCTGAAGCGTTGTAAAGCGGTATATGTGCACTGCTCTGGAAGTATGTCGTATTAACGACTGTCAGATCCAGATAAGACAGTTCACCGCCCTCAAGGGATGAATCATACATCATCCCATCAAAGGAAGCACTTTTCAGTCTCCACATATCGAAATATGCGGAGCTGTCCGGCTGAGGCGGTACACGGAATTTTGATTTCCAGTTCAGCAGGAGATTGTACAGTGAGCTGTTATGATACGCATTGATCCA